CTTTTTTCATATAAGCAGTGTCATAACTCTGAATTACATGTTGTAGAGGTGGAATTGTGTCTTTATTCCATTTACGCCACCATTCACGTTTAATTATCGCTCCTTCTTCTGAAGTTGGGTTCTGCATCCATTGTGCATTCCATTTACCAACTGGTAGAGTTGCTTTTACCTTTTCAAGTTCTTCTGTATTCCAATATTCAGGCCAAACGGGTTCTCCGTGGTCCATGATCGCTGGAAATTCGACAATCTCCCATTGATCTGCTTTTGCTTCTTTCTGTTTTGACAATAACATACCTGTTAAATCTTTTTTTGACCATCTAGTCATTACACAAATAATTTTTCCACCTGGTTGAAGTCTTTGACGTGGACCTGACGTGTACCATTCGTAAGCATTTTCCATTGCAGACGCGGATAACGCATCTTGCTCAGAATGTGGGTCATCAATGATTAATAAATCCGCACCACGACCTGTTATTGCTCCACCAACACCAGCTGCAAAGTATTCACCTCCCTGAGCTGTCTCCCAACGGCCCGCGGCTTGTGAATCTTCTTGTAATGTTGTTTCAAAAATTTTTCTATACTCTGGAGAATCAATTAGGTGCTTGGCCTTACGTCCAAAACGTATTGCCAGCTCTCCAGTGTGCGTTGCTTGAATGATTTTTAACTTTGGATTACGGCCCACCATCCAGGCGGGCAATAAATAAGACGCAAATTCTGATTTTGTATGCCTTGGTGGCATATTTATAATAAGACGGTTGATTTTACCTGTTGCAAGGTCATTAAACTTTTTTGCAACGTGTCTATGGTGCGCTCCTTCAATGAACTCGGGCCAAACGCACTTAACAAAGCTTAAAAAATCGTCTTTTGCCCTGTTTTGTATCTTTTTTTCAGCGTATAAAACTTGAAGTTGTCTATATTGCTTTCTAATGTCGGCTGGAAGCCTACTAATATCAACGTTATTTAAATTCATAAAAATTTTTTAAAAATTTTTGCATCTTTTACGATGTTTAAAACGAATTTACCACCATTAACTCTCTAAATCAAGCAATACAACCTGAAGTAGTGGGACCCCTTTTTATAAAAAGGGGGAATGGGGGCCCGGCCGGCCGGAAATTTTCGAATTGAGTTTGGTACCTCTATTGATTTATGTGGGGATGTGGCGCGCGTTAGCGCGCCACGATGACTAGTCTAACAGATATGGTTAGCTTTCGCCTGTTCTAACATAAAGTTAGGAAAACAATGCATGGGATTTAATTCGTTCTGGTCAACCTTATGCCACTCGTTGTCTCTTAATACTAACATGATTTGATTTGAATAGATTGAACCAATCTCATCAAACATGCCAACTTCACTTCCTTTAACATCAACAAGGATAGTACTCTTAACACCTCGTCCTTGTTTCGGTGATTCTTTAATGATACCAGACACCGCAGGACTTGTTCCCATGTGTGAATGTATAATTTTATCGCCTTTAACTAACTCGCTAAACTTTATTTTATTTGTCATTTATACCTTTCTGTTATAGGATAATCCTACCATTATTGAGCATTATTGTCAACACCTATTTTTCTAATAGTATTAAAGTTACGACCATAATGGGTTTCTGTTGCTTTCTCATATCCCTCACTTATTCTTCTATGTTCAATAAATGGTGGCAATGTTCTTCGTGCAATACTTTCCATATGTACAGATAACCACATACTCTCGCAACCTTGACTACAAAAGTATTTATCTCGAATTCCATAATAACTATTTCTATGGTCGTAATCCATATTTATTCTGGCATATCTTCCACGAATTATGCCTTTAGATTTTAGAAATCTATCTGTTGTGCATTGTGTATGACACTCCGGCCCCTGACAAAAATGTTTATTCGGCATTATAAAATCCTTTCTTTATAGTGTGGCAGACTCATTAAAGTCATATAAAATCCACCAAAAGTTATTAATAGTCCTACTACCCAATGAGTAGAGTGAATTGCAATGATTAATCCAATCATTATAGATATAAAGCCAAATAATAATCCTAATAGTTTCATTATTTATCCCCTTTCATTGTCCAAGATACTGTTGCATTTCTAAAGCCGTCGCCCTCAATATCCCAATAAGTGCAAATTGATTTCCCGGTTTTATCTGTCCAATATCTACAACCTTCAATCCATTTACCTAATCTAGTAATGTGTTTTTTATGTTTGCTTGCGTAGTATGTTATTTTAAATTGTTTGTCTGTTATCATTTTATTTCTTCTTTCTGTTAAGTTGGGACTATCCTACACTATAGAATAGTCCCTGTCAATAGCTTAATTTAATTTATTTTGTCTTTCATATTCCTTTCTGATCGCTATTTTTTGATCTCTTGTCATGGTAGTATTTTTCATGCCTTTAATCATACTAGCCAGATTTTGTGGGTTATAGATAGTTAGGCCGGTAGAATTACATCTTACTAATTCTGCCTCATCAATCTCAATGTCTAGTTCTTTCATCAACTCAACACCCTCGCTTAAATATCTATAAGCTTTCAATCCGGTTTTCATAGCTTGTTTTTGTTTCTCAATGCTATCAATCCATTTTTGATGACAAGTAATGACATTTGCTTTTGCTTGTTTCAACATTTGGAAAACTTTAAATTCCTCTCTATTACAAGCAATAGTTCTTGATCTACAATGTGATGTTCCAATAATATCTAAATACCATTGACTATCAAAATCTCTTGTAATTCCATTTGAATTATCATCATCAGAATTATAATTAGAGTATCTTGCATATCCTAAAGCTTTGTCATTTGCGTCAATGTGTTTAGTTTTATGTGGATTATCTTCCTTACCATTTTGTTGTGCAAGTATATCAGGATTACAGTCTTTTGCTTTTAGTTCTTCTCTTTTATAAGCATAAGCAAATTGTTTTCCGGTTTCACTTCCACCATAACCACTATCGCCTAAAGCACCATAAAGACCAAAGTCAAAATGTTCAGATATATTTCTGTCATCTTCATCTTCACCTTCTTCTAGTTCATCTTTTGCATAAGAGAAATAAAAGCATTTATCTTTTGCTACAACATCAAGAGGTTGTCCATACTTTTGTTTTAAACTTTTGCAAGTTGAAACATCTTCTTCTGGATATGCTCTCTCTACTACAAGTTTAGCAAGTTCAAAAGCTTTTGGATAAGCATAGTCAACATTTTCTCTTGCCTGATTAAAAGCTTCTCGTTCTTGCGTGTTCTCGTTTTCTGCACTTTCAATATACCTATTTAAAATCTTATTTCTAAATTCGGTATTCATTCTTATTTTACTCATTTTGTCCTTTCTCTAGTTTTTCTATTTCTTCGTTTAACAGTTTTTCTTGTTTAAGTAAATATATTTGCATATCTTTAATTGCAAATAATTTACCATACAGATTTCCAGTTCTTGATACATTGTTTATCATTTTAGCATTATCGAACATTTCATCTGCTAGTGTGTTTTTATTTGTTTGCATTTTTACCTTTCGTTAATGGGATAATCCTACTAAAAAAATGTGGCAAGATTAAGGCAGATTCCGGCCGGAATTCTACACAACTTATGGTTGTGTTGTTTATACTACTAACCGCCATCCCCAGCCACCGTCCAAGTCTATAGGAGAATCCTACTAATGTCAAGAAGTTTATTTGCATTTAATTAAAATAAATATGTTGATTATTAATTGTCCTATGATACAAGGGACAATAGATTTAAGGTTAATCTCTTTCATCATTAATATTGGTGGCGGAAGTACTTAAATCTGGGATTGGTTAAACATTCCCCGCCATGATTAGCAAACATTTATGTATTGCCTGTAGTGGTTGGGACTGATCCCTGATCCGATGTAGAACTCTGCAACAATCTAGAGCATCGGATCTGGGATCAGATGTTGTAACTGCCGGATATAAACGGCTATAGTACAGGTTGCAATGTACGGACGACATGGCTACAAAGCTAGAATGAGTAGTCCGCCTGCACAGGACAACAACTGGTCACTTTAGAATGATTCTAAAAATCATTTTAAAGAAGAAAGTTTTAAGCTTCAAGCTCCAAGCTTCAAGCTTGACATTGCTGTAGGATTTGATAGGATGAATTTAGAAAGGAATAGATATGGAAATAAATGATAAAGAAATAGCGGACTGGGTAAATGATTGTCCAACTCATAAAATAGAAGTTTTATATTCAGATGAAAATGGAATTCAGCTTCTAGTAAATTTTAACAATGAAAAAGATGAAGAGAATTAAACACAACGACTTAACACACTATTTCTTGCGGCCGCACTCAGAGCTGCCGCGGGCGTACCTGGCCAGCTGTGAAAAGTTTTTCAAGGAGTTGAGCACCAAGCGCCAAGCTTCAAGCACCAAGCGCCAAGCTCCGGCCGGCCTTAATTCTGCCACAATTAAATAGTATGCACAAATTAGAAAGCGAGAATAAAATATGAAAACAACTGAAGCATGGACACTGGTTGGAGGCTTAAGTAAACCAGGTAAAATGCCTGGATGGTCAATTGGTATACCAGCCAAAGAATGCAAGACTGGAAGCAAGCTCAGAAAGATTAAGGGCAGCACCTGTTATGACTGTTACGCGTTAAAAGGTTGTTATGTGTTCAAAGTAGTTCAGGATGCACAATACAGAAGACTAGAAGCAATTAAAAATCCATTATGGGTTGCAGCCATGACAATATTAATTAATAATAAAAAGCCTGATGTCTTCAGATGGCATGATAGTGGCGATGTACAAGATTTAAATCATCTCAACAAAATTTTTGATGTTTGCCGGTTAACGCCTTCAAGGCAGCACTGGTTGCCGACTCGTGAAGCATGGATCAAGGATCATGTCTCAAGAGCCCCAGATAATTTAATAATTAGATTTAGTACTCCGATGATAGATCAGCCGGCCGTGAAGAGCTGGCCGCACACGTCAACGGTTGTAACAGCTGGCGCCACGTGTCCCGCTCCTAAGCAGGGCAATCAGTGCAAAGATTGCAGAAATTGCTGGAATAAAGAAATAAAAAATATATCATACGGTCAACACTAATGGAATTTAAACACCCAAAATATTATAAAGAATTACGATCGATACGTAATAACTGGCTCAGGTCATTAGCAAAGGACGCTTCGACGGAAGCGACAAGCGTGCACCCTGGGCCGGGCCTTAAGCGTCAAGCTACAAGCCCCAAGCGTCAAGCTACAAGCAGCAAGCTCCAAGCGTCAAGCTCCAAGCTTCTCGAACAATAAGTTACAAGCATCAAGCTCCAAGCAACAAGCTTCAAGCGTCAAGCCGGCCGGGTTCAGTTCCATGATACGTGAACCACGGTACAAATGAAAACGATTCCGGCTTCTTGGACCAAGGGCCTCGGCCAAGATAAATGTGTTGTTGGGATGTGCCACGTGAAACGCAATTTGATGTGGACTAAATTTTAATTTCTTACCCTTTGTGACTTTAAGCTCAACTGTAAAAAAATGGCCATTAGTATTATAACCCAATAGATCAGGCATGCCAGGAATAGCAAGGTTTTCAATCCTATTCCATATAATTTTAGGTGTTTTAGCTTTAAGTTTTTTGTATAATTTCTGCTCTGGACCCACTAGTTTTTAGAGGTAACTTTGTCATTCTGTTTGCCATTAGATTTAGGCTTCAGAGACACTATCATAGCAATCAAAGTATATACTTCAGAGTAAGGTCTTTTAGATAAATAGGCTAAAAGTTCTTTTCTCTGTGCATCTGTTATTAACATTTCCATTTTTTCCTCCTCAATACGGTTTAATTAATTTATCGTCCATATGTAATTTCTTTTCCTTCTGAGTCTTCATAACTAATCTTAATCCTGGCTGACCAATTATTGTGTGCTCTTGTACTTCCATTCTTACAATGTCTTCAAGAAAGCCATCCTTCTCAACATAAATTCTAGCATGACTAATTGCATTACCTTTAAGCTTATCTGTGAAAGTTTCTAGAAACTGTTGTAGGTCTTTAACTAACACTTCCAGCTCCCTTAGTACGCACGTTTAAATATTCTGACATCTGTACTTTTAAGTCCCTAACTTCTTTTTCTAATCTTTTTCTATCCGTTATTTCAGCGCCTAATATATTTCTATGCTGTTCACTTATAATTAACATATCTCTGATACGCATACGTAATTCCTGTATGAGTTCATCTTTTTCTTCTATCTGTTTAGTTAAATCTAACTCTCCTCTATCGTCTTGGTTTTCCATATATCCTTTCAGCTGCGGCATGCATTCTCTCTTTAACAAACTCCCATCTGTTTTGATCACTGTAAGGATTATTTGTTTCTTCCTTAAGCATTTTTATAATTGGGTTGTTGTTTTTCATCTTCTCTATTTCTTTTTTTGTCATTTTTTTTATACCTTTCATATTGACAATATAGCAATGTTACCTTAAATTGTCAATATGGGAGTTCCAAAAAGATTAACAGAAATGCAAAAAAGATTTGCTGAATATCTAGTATTTAATGAAGGCAGAACTACAGGTGCGGATGCAGCAATAGCCGCAGGATATAGTGAGAAAAGGTGTAGAGTTGAAGCATCAGAACTACAAAACCCCAGGTTGTCCCCGTTGGTAGTACAATATATTGGAGCACTAAGGGAAGAGAAAATTAAAAAATTTGAAGTCACTTACGATAAACACGTTGCAGAACTGGGTAAGATCAGAGAAGCTGCTTTAAATAAAGGCGCTTTTTCAGCCGCAACAAATGCAGAAAAGAATAGAGGAATGGCCGCTGGATTATATATAGATAGGAAGATAATTAAAACTGGAAAGCTAGAAGAAATGTCTGAAGAACAATTAGAAGCTAAGATGAAAAAGATATTAGAAGATTATGCACCTATACTAAATGCAAAGCAAGTTGAAGGCGAAGCAATAGAAGTTAATGAATCTTCGTCATCTTCACAACCCAAGAAGTTGGAATCATCGTCCGATCCCCAAAAGTAATTTCCTTTGTATTAGGGTCTAGATCATAAGATGCAAATATTTTTACTGAATCGTCATCCTTAGAAAATACCCAACCTTCATTTACTGGTCTAGCTAATTTCATCTTATTAAATTCTCTGTCATCAGCCCATCCGCTGTCGCTCAACGCATCAACCCATTCAATACGATACTTTGAAAATGGAATATCATTTGGCTGGCTTGGGACGACTTGTTTTCTTATTCTCGGTTTTCTTCTTTTCGGTTTTCTTTTTGGCATGGTAATATCTCGGATTATGTTTCTTGTGAAACATATCCCAAAAATCCTTTTCTGTCATCATACTAAATATTGTAGATATTATATTCATCTGCCTTATTTATGCCATAATTGATCTTTGCGATACCCTACAGAGTAAAAAATTTTTTTAGCTGCGCTAAACATAAAAAAAGTTGGAAGGTGTCGCAAATACCCTGAAATGACCTATAAGCGTTGGTACTATTGACGAATACTTTCGACACCCCCCCCCTCGGGAGGGTATCGCAGGGGTATCGCAAGTGTCGCAAAATGGGATAATAATGGATCAAAATTCGTGAAACTGCGACGAAAGTGTACAACTTTTTTAAAAAGTTCGACACTTGCGACACCTTGCGACACCCTTGCGACACCCTAGGTGTCGCAAATCTGTGCCTTAATCTTGCCATATTCTTGCCACAATTATGCCTTCTTTACTAAAGTATCTCCGAACTTGCCATTGAAGCCCCATGATCCGTGATGCGTGGTCCATGACTCGATATTCGCATATATTGGTATTCCAGCCTCGGTACATAGTTCACAGAACGCCATATCCTCACCCTTCCAAACACCATTCTTAAAACTCGTATCCCAAAAATTATACATATACTTATCGATCGCATCATTTGTTGATCCAATCTCTTTATTCATCTTAGCTCTTGTCGCTTCATTAAAGTTAATCTTACCTTCAGGAAATTCTTTCATTAACGTCATAAAGACTTCTCTAGCTATTAACATCAATCCAGCAGGACCAGACTCTAATTCAACTAATCCCCAGGGTAATATTTTAATATCGTTAGAATCTTTAAACTTAATAGGATATTTCTCAACATTAGGGTTTTCTTTCAATCTATAAGGAGTTATAATTACGTCCTTTTTTGGTACCAACATTCGAGCCACAGCTTCAGCTGGAAACTCGACATCAGCATCAACGAATAACATATAATCACATTCAGAGTCCAAAAACCCTGCAGTGAGTAGATTTCGTCCATGAGTAACTAACGATGATTTAACAGACTTAAACCTACATTCAATTCCAGCTCGACCCATTGTTGAAAATGTATCTAATAAAGATACACAGGTTTCAACCTTCATCGAGTCAAAACATGGCATGGCCACATATATTTTAGGTTTCATCTTTCTATATCCACTAGCTTCCACACACCTCTATAAACATATTTTCTTTTAAGAAGAGGATAACCATTAGCTTTACACCATTCATCGGCGTATTTTTCAATTAACTTAGACTCTCGTCTTGCACCACCCCAGTTAGGATTCTTTCTTTTTTTATTCTCCGTAGCCATCTATTGCTCTCGCGTGAAAGTGTTTTCTCTCCTTAGTTTGTCTTACTGATTCCTTATAGGATTCTTCTAGTTCTTGTTTCTCTTTCTCAGCTTCTTCTAAGAAATCTTTCTTATGTTCCCACTTTGTAATAATATCACTAATTTTTTGAAATGGATAATTACGCGCCACCATATCATCACGATAGGCCTTAAGTTCTTCTATTAATTGTTTTGTTTCATCGTTCATTTTACACTCTTTGTATGTTGCCAAATATTATTATTAAAGACTCTAATCAATCTAGATATCTCGACTGTATATTCTTTGCCAAATCTATTTTTAAATACAACTTTACAGTCTTCGCAGGGTATTTTGTTTCCTCTCCATAGTAATTTAATTTCATCTTTTTTCATTTCTTAAACTCCTTAGCGTTAATGTTTACGTTTGCTTGTTCCTTTTCATCAAACTTTAATTCATGATACATATCTAATCTCTTTAACCATCTATGTTTCCATGATCTTAATTCTGCATCTTGAATTTTAAATTCTTGATAATATAAATCTGGTGTGCATATCATGATCACACCCTGCCTGATGGTTGATTCATAGTATGCATCGTGAGCCATAGCATAGGCTGCAATTTGTAATTTGTAATCTTCAATCCATTCTTCTTTCTTGGGTCTGTTACTTTGTTTAAAATCTACAATAGTTTCTAAATCATTATGTAAACAAACGAGATCAGTGCTCCCAGCATACAACCCAGGATAATGTAACATAACCTCACTACCATAGTACTCTGAAATAGGTGCAAGACCCACTTCAATAATTTTTTGGGCCATGGGCTTCGCCGCCTGTCCGAGTTCTGTAAGATCATCGTAGCCAACTCCTTGGATATGAGACTCCAGGAATTTGTGCATGGCAGTCCCCCGCCTGCTAGATAGATTCTTGATTCGCTCTGCTTCTTCATTGCCAACTTTAGCTTTCCAATCTTTTAAAAATTGTTGATTTTTTGTAGCGCTTAATATCGTAGTTACCGAAGGAAGTCTAGATCCACTGAAGTCATAAACTCGACTTCCTGACTCTTCATCTGTTATCTGTTTTCCTTGTAAATACTTGTATTT